ATACAACCTTGGGACGGACAGAGCGGAACCGGTGCGGAGGTTCGTGGTGCATTAAATAGGAATTTTGAGAAACTTAAGGATCTCTCTATACTTGCTGGGATGCCCATAAAAGATTTATTTACTTCTGTTGATCTACTTCCACGCCCTGGAATTTCCGGCAATAATTATTTAGTTGGTGAAAACCTATATGTTTGGTCTGAATCAGTACTTGATTATGTTGATATAGGGTCTGTTAAAGGTCAAGATGGCCTAGATGGTATTGATGGAAAAGACAGCAAACAAGTAACTACCGTTGCCTATGACGGTACGCGCCCAGTTCTTCGTTTATTAACCGACGGATCCGGCGTGTCTTATACAGTTCCCACTTTTTCAAAATCTGACGGTTCAACTACAACAATAATAACAGAAGCTGCTACCTATACAAATGCAGAGGCATTAAGTAGCAAGGTAGATAAAGGAGGTAGCGACAAAACATTGAAGCAGGTTGAAGACGAAATAGTTCAATTAGCTGGCGATGTTAGCCTTAATACGGTTATGGCAATTGAGAAAAATAATTCCATTCGGGACATAGAGCAAGCTCTATCAAAGCCAAAAACAAATCAAGATATCGCCAAGAGCTATGGAGTAAAAGCTATAAATTTACATGAAATGGCAAATGGCGGCGGCATGGACATAAATATTAAAGGGCTTACATCTAATAATTTAGTGACAAATGGTGATTTTAGAAATGGGCTGACGGGATGGCAAACATCTGGCGGCACAATTCAGCAAATATCGGGAAACTTAGTAAGTATTGGGGATGGGACGAATAGTTCGCCGTACACTTATAGGAATATTGTAAGAAATGCTGGCGACATTTATTATATCAGGGCAAGGGTAAGGGTTACAAACAACGCATGCACCAAGATAACACTTTCTGATAGTGGTGGAGTTTCTCATAATCATATAATTAATAATCCAACATTAAATGAATGGTATGACCTTAGTGTTAGATCCGTATTCACCGAGACAAATATGAATATAATAATAATTCATACATACGTTGATGCGGCAACAGCAAGCGGGAAATCTATGGAGGTAGACCATTTATTGGCTATCAACATAACTAATACATTTGGGAGCGGTGAGGAGCCGTCCATCGATGAATGTGCTGAGATATATGACGCTTATTTTGAGGGCGAAAAAAATGTAACCTCAACAAGCAGGATAAGGGTTGTTGATAAATCGGGCGAAACTGTATCTAAATTATATCTCATTTCCCCTGACCTTAAATCGAACGGATCAATAAAAGACGAGATAAGGCGAGGCGTTGATGGCTATGAAATGGTAAGAAGAATTAATCCATCCGACAATACAATTTTATCTACGCCATCTATAATACCTGTAAGTTTTTCGGGGATATTAAACAGCGTTGAGGGTGGAATATTATATAAAGAACCGGTTATAAAAGATAGGGGAGAGTATAAAACAAATATGACTATATCTTCAATAGATTATCCAATTTCATCAATTGAAGAAATAATAGTCAATGGAACTTATCTGGACGTATCAGAGGCAACAGTATCCGCGGATGGATTATCGTTTACTCATCCAGATTTAATTTCCGGAGATTTAATATTATTCACATATATTTATAACAAAGAGGGTGTCAATGGTTTAATTACCGCGAACTATCATATAAAAGAATCTAACAGATTATCTATAAGGCACAAAGCATTAATGATTGGCATAAGACCAGTTGCGTCAAACATAAATAACATATCAACAGATTTGTATAGAAATGGCTTTACACTCGAACATTGCTCGATAACTGCATTTTGTAACAATTATGAAACATGGTCGTCCGATTATGATTTAATTATTCTAACTGATACATTAATACCATACCAGCTTGACGTTACCGCTGCGACATTGAGGACGGCAATATCTCATTCAATGAATGTTGGCTGCAAATTGATAATGTTATTTAATAATTCCGCAATGCAGTTTAATAATTCCACATACGGCGGGTCTAATGGTAGCGGGGCGACAATGTATAACATAATACCGGTAAGGGTTAGAAGCGTTAGTATAACAGGAGAAGTAACTCCAACACAAAATGCTGAAATATCGAGAGGTATATTAAACTCAGAATATAAAATTTCCGGCGTTAGAAAAGATTTATATAAAGATGCTGGCGTAGATGGCGATATTGTGTTTCCCGTACAGGCTGATGACGGTATAAATACGATTAATTTAGTTGCTTACAAGAAAAATTCTTGGGCTATTATAGCCAATGGCGGCACAAGCTCTGGATATGTGTACATTGATTATTCTGAATTAATTAATGAATTGTTTGGCATAGATGTAAACGACAGGCTCGCAATGGATTCTATGTATGGTAAAAAGGCTGCCGCCATAGGGGTAGATGCAGATTACACAACAGATATAGAAGCCATAACCAATTTATTAGAAGCCGTTCCAAAACACATACCCCTCGAGGTTGGACTTGTCGCAAATAGCGTAAATGATAACATCGCAACCGACTATAGGGGATTACAGTCTAAATACCCTAATCTATTCTTATGTAGTCACACATATTCGCATTATGGTGGCGCAACAAAAAGAACGGTCATAGATGAGGTTTACGTTATAAACAGCAAGGGATTTATTATACTTAAAAAACCATTTAAGGCGAGAATAACAAGCATAACCTCGCTTGATGGCCTTACAACTTATACATATAAATATGGATTTATTTATGGCATACCAACTGACACCGAATATTATACAAATATAGATTTAACTTATGGAGACCTGGTAGATGGATATATTAAATTCTCCCTGGCTAATGTTGGCGTAAGCGTAAAAGTATCATATACCTATCAAGATGACAATTATGAGATTATTCAGTCGATTAATAAGCTAAACGGTTATGGTTGTCTTAATGACAAGGTAGTTTATTCCACTATGGGTTATAATTCTATTAGCGCAACAATATATGATCAGGCTGAAAGATTAGGAATCACCCTCTGTGAATATTATTTGTTTCCATCTAATTACAGGGCTTCTTTTATCCAAGACGCTTATTATAAAAAAGCGCCAAATTTAAATGGAAACACACTTAAAACCCCTCTGTCTGGTGCTGATGACGTAAGTATTTTTAAAAGGTATTCATTCGCAGACTTTCAACTTTCAGCGATGCCTTTTATTATTAACATGGCAAATCAATTAGAAATACCATACGTATCATTTATTCACGATATACTTATATCTCTAAATTACGCCTGGTCTGTGTATAACGATCCAGCATCATATAACGCCGATTGGAAAAAACCAACCGAGACTGAAACGGTAAACTATATAAAAAGTTTTTATACATATCTATTTTCATCCATAGACGCAGAGGGTGTTAAGTGGGTTACAAGGGGTGAATATTCAAGATTTTATCAACATATAAATAAATATGTAGAATATAATTTCAGAAGAGTAAATAATAAAGTATATCTGTATGTAAAAAATAATAGCGATAAGGTGATTGACGGGGTTACATTTAAGGTTAATTTAGACACAACACCAATAAAAGTAAGCACAATAGATAGAAATATTGAGCATTCATATAATAATGGGATTGTAACACTTTGGATTGACTTGTCTCCAGGTGCAAATTATGTGGTAGAAATATATTAATAATGTCAAATTGAGGACTATTTGAACTAAAATCAGGTGGAGGTGGTCGGGAATAATGAATGAAACTATATATATCCGTAACGCAACTGTCCAGATTTGAAGCTTTATACCGGAATACAGAAAGACTTGATCAAATACAAATCAAGTGGATGAAAACAATGTATTCGTGTCCTTTGATTAAAGCCCTTTATGGGCTTTTTTTGTGTAATCTAAATTAACAATCACATGGCCAGAGACCTCAATCGTTCAATAAAAATCTTCATCGATAATTCCGACGCGATGGCAAACGCCCAGAAGCTTGAGTCACGGATTTCAAGTTTACGGGCAGAGTTGCAAAAATTATCTGCTGAAGGCAAGAAAGATACAAAGGAATATACCTCCCAGGAAAAAGCAGTCAAAAAACTTGAAAACTCATATGCTTCATATCAGGCAAAGATCAAGGAAACTGAACGTGTTCTTAAAAATCTTTCCGGAGCGACATACAAAGAGCTCACGTCAACGAAAAGAACACTTATGCGTGAACTGCGTAACGAAACTCGTGGAACTGAGCAATATCGCCAAAAGCTTCTTGCACTTCATGCCGTTCAGAAAGAGTTGAATGTCGCACAAAAGGAGATGACCAATAGTCTGGGATCCCAGGGCACGATTATAAGTCGTGCAGCTGCCGGATTCAACAAATATTTCGGAATGATCACAACCGGTCTTGCCACCATCACGGGTATATCATTCACGCTCCGGAAACTTAGCCAGGACGCGGCCGAATTTGAAGATGTGTATGCCGATGTGATGAAAACAACCGGCATGACACGTCAGGAAGTCGGAGATCTGAATGAGGAATTCAAGAAAATGGATACTCGCACATCTCGAGAACAATTGAATATGTTGGCTCGTGATGCCGGGAAGCTCGGTTTATCAAGCAAGAAAGATATACTTGATTTCGTTGAGGCTGCCAACCAGATCAATGTAGCCCTCGGTGAAGATCTCGGAGAGAATGCGATTCGGGAGGTTGGTAAAATGGCCGATGTCTTCGAAAGATCTACAAAGGAACTTGACGGACTTGGACTGAAAGAAAAGATGCTGGCCATCGGATCCGCCATTAATGAGATTGGAGCTTCATCTTCAGCCAATGAAGATTACCTTGTCCAGTTTGCTGGCCGGTTGGGCGGAGTCGCAACACAGGCGGGTATTGGAATTGACAAAATCATTGGTTATGCATCCGCACTCGATCAGGACATGCAACAGGTTGAAATGTCAGCGACTGCATTGCAGCAATTTATCATCAAGCTCATGGGTGAACCTGCCAAGTTCGCCCAGATTGCCGGGCTCGAAGTCAACTCATTTACTACCCTGCTTAAAACTGATGCAAACGAAGCAATCAAAACAGTACTACGTTCCCTGAACGAAAAAGGGGGATTTCAACAGCTCATACCTTACTTTGACGAGATGGGCCTTTCCGGTACCCGGGCAGTAGGAGTGTTGAGCGCCATGGCCGGTAGTATCGACAAGATCGATGAAGCGCAGAAAATTGCAAACAACAGTATGGTGGAAGCGGTCAGTCTCACCAACGAATACAACATTAAAAATAACAATGCCAATGCCGAACTTGAAAAGCGTCGAAAAGCATTCAAAGATGCAGCGGAAGAATTGGGGAGTCGGTTGAATCCAGCACTACTTAAAAGTACAAATATTGTAACATACATCGTTAAGTTGTTACCTGGCGTATTGGACTTTCTGGACAAGTATGGCAAGTACCTGGTCTATCTAGTCACGGCATATGCTGCTTATAATGTAGCTGTCAGGGTAGCCATTGCCTGGGAAACCAAGTTAAAGATAGCTTTTAGTCTGAGCAACATTATGCTCAAGACAAAACTAGCCCTTTTAAACGGAATAAGAATTGCTTCCCTTGCTTACAATGCCGTATCTGCATTGCTTACCGGAAACCTGGGCAGGGCCAGGGCAGCATGGAGAGCACTTAACGCCGCGATGGCAACCAACCCCATCGGGCTGATTGCTGTCGCCGTCACAGCTGCTGTTGCCGGAATAGTAAAACTGGTACAGTGGCTCACCCGTGCTTCCGATGCCACCAAGGCAATCAAGACAGCCACAGAACAACTTAATTCAGAATTGGGCAGCGAGAAAAGGGAAGTTAAGGCCCTTTTTGAAGCCCTGAAAAAATCAAATCCGGAGAGTGCAACGCACCTGCAGATCCGAAAGGAAATTATCTCCCGGTATGGAAAATACTTGCAGGGTCTCGTCGACGAAAAAGGTAATATCACTGACGTTGGTGAGGCAATCAAGGCTGTTAACAGCGGCTTGGAAGAACAGATTAAACTTAAAATAAAGAACCAGGCAACTGATCAGATCATAACTGATTCACTGAACAAGCAGACCGAGATCACAGACAAGGTAATGAAGCGAATCGGTAAGCAGGTATCATCAGAGATCGTAAAATCTTCCATCCGCGAAACCATCAACCGGACGATTAGCGAATTTACTTCGAGCGGAGGTGCGGATTTTGCCAGTTTACAACAAACACTTCTGACCGATATTCAACAAACCTATGGTGTAGATGCGTATAAAGGTGTGTTCAATGTGAAGAATCTGGTATCCGACCTGGTCGATGAAGTGAAAAACAGCAGTGAGGCAATCACTGAAGTTGATCAGAAGTTTGCAGGTATGATTTCGAAATATACCGATGTGAGTTCAGTGCTGAAAGATCCGGAGACACCTGATCCCACCGACCCGCCAAGTGACGATAAAAATAAAGAAAAGCTGTCTGCACTCGAAAAGTATATAGCAAAAGAAAAGGCATTAATTCAACAGAGGTATATCGATGGCCTGATCTCCGCCCAGGAATATAATCGTGAACTAGAATTGCTTGAACTTGAAAGACTGCGTAAAAGTCTTGAGGATTCAGGTCTCACATTTGAACAGCAAAAAGAAATCGAATTGAAGATCTTCGACACGAAAAACGAGATGTTGCGTCGGATCCGCGAGGAAGAAGAGCAGCACGAAGCAAAACTCAAGGAAATTCGTGAAAATGCCGAGAAAGCCAGGATGGATGGCAACTGGAACACTCTTCGCGCCATTGCCAAGCAGAATGATGAGAATTACAAGGCAGAGTTTGAGCGGGAGAACAAACGCCGTGCAGATCTCGCCGCGATCGGATTTGATTTTGCAAATGAGATGGGTTCACTTGTTGCCGGTGCAATGTCCGGGAATGAAGATATCATTGCCAGCTCCATGAAATCGATCATCACTATGGGACTTGATCTGCTTAAGATACAGGTTCAAATGGCTATCGCGGGTGCTACTGCTCAATCGCTTGCCATGCCTGACTCCCTCGCTACACTTGGAGCTTCTGGATTTGCCAGGGCTGCTGTTATTGTTGGGGCTATCGAAGCTGCGTTTGCAGTTGTTAAAGGTCTTGTTGGTAGTGTACTGGGGAAAATTGGTAATACCAATTCATCACAAACGGCCACAACATCAGATACACAGCAAGGCCGGTATGTTACAGTTCCCCAAAGAGCTCAAGGTAAATATGACGTTATCGGAGCCGGTGATGGTAAATACTATCCTGGCGTTCCTTATATCGGATCTCCCAGTACCGGGGTAGTGGCAACCCCAACACTTATTGCCGAACAGGGGCGTGAACTGGTTGTGTCATCACCGGATCTGAACAGGTTACAACGTCATATCAACTACCCTATGGTGATCCAGGCAATCAATGATGCCCGTTCCGGTGTAGTTCCACAACGTGCCGAAGGGAATTATTCATCGGTGCCCTCGCCTGCAACTCCATCTCCATATGATCTGGCTGTCATCGCTGAAGTACGCGATCTTCTCAAATATTTGAAAAATAATGGTGTGCAATCGTACTTTGCATTGTCTGAGTTGCAACGGAAACAACAATTATTAATCGATTCTCAAAAAATTGGCAAGAAATGAAAATCATCCATCCATCCGGACAGTCCTATGATATATTTCCTGGTACTGATCTTGAATTGACCAGGTACAATCCGTTTTTCAATGATTTGGGTGAACAAAGCATCCCGATATCACTTCCCGGATCAAAGCATAATATGGAGCTGCTTGGCCATCCAGACAGAACAGACAACAAAAACAAACCATCTTCCAGGATAGACACTTTAATACAATCAGGTGCATTCTCAGCAAAAGCGCGCCAGGCAATTTTATCTGCAAAAAAGAACGGCACCATCGAATCATCATTCTATTTAAATGAAGGTGCATTCTACGAAAAAACAAGAGATCTCATGCTTCATGATATATTCGCCGGTGAGTCTGTACAGTTCGAAAATGTACAATCTGCTGCAACCTTCGTATATTCCCTACTGTCAACACATGATGATCGTTTTAGCTGCTTCATGGTGAATGCATGGGATAAGATACTAAACATGCCAGATCCCACAGGAAATGGCATGTTTTATCATCAGGTTGATCGGGAGGAGACAGTCGATGAAAAACCGGTTATTATTCCTGCAGGAATGTTTATCACCCCATTTGTAAAGGTAAAACATGTTTTACAGCATATTTCTGAACACATTGGATACACCCTTGAAGCCTCATTCATGGATGTTGCTCCATTTAATAACATGGTTTTCCTTAACAATAATGCAGATACAATCCTTGCAGGCACAATAAATTTCGTGGATATTGTTCCTGATATGCCGGTAAATGAATTTTTTAATATTCTCCGAAAATTTTATTGTGAAATAATCCCGGATGAAGTATATAAAAAAATAAGAATTATACCATTTAATGATATCATTGATGGTCAGGAAGCATCAGATCTTACTGCCCAGAAGAGTGGTGATCTTTCAATATCTTATCACAACAACTATCGACAGCTGTCGCTCATATCCGATTCACTCAATATTCCGGAAGAGGATGGACAAGAAAAAAAGAATGTTGTCTCGGAGACTCTTTCACTAACAGATCTTTCAAGGCGTTTCCCATCTGCCTGGATTGATATTGACGGATCCATCTACAGATCAGGATATAAAGGAGACAAACCTGTAACTGAACGTATCGGGTCCCTGCATTGCAATTATAATGCGGGAGACGAACTGCCGAAAGAAGAAAAATCGTTTCCCGATATATTGATTGAGGTAACAAAATCGTATTTTGGCTGGCAACCTACCCCTGGTGGAACTGTCACTGTTACCGATATGTTTTACCCTTATGTAGGTTCTCCACGCCATATCCGCAGCAAGCTTGTTTTCTCCAAGGATGAAGAGCAGCAAGCTCAGGAAGAAGCGATGAACGGATCATCTCACCAGGAACTAAAACCGATGCTCTGTCTTTATTTTCATGACACTACTCAATCGCTCAACGTTGGAACAATTCATAATCGTGATTTTACCGGGCAAAAATTGTGGGATTATACACTTGCCTATAATGGTGAAGATGGAATATATGAGAAATTCTGGCGCAAGTATGATGAATTACTGCGTAACGCTTTGCTCGAAATCAATGGAGAATTTATTCTTACTGAAAATCAAAAGATGTCTTTACCATCTCACAGAAAAATAATTATCGACTCACAGTTCTTGATACCCAATCGTGTTAATTACGTTCCCGGAAAGAATATACCAACTGAATGCAGTTTTTTTACTACCAAATTGCAGGAACCGTTGTCCGTAGCTAAAACAATGAATGAATATTTTCCATCTTCTCCATATAAATGGGAATTAAAAACTGAGAGGAATTTCACGAATTCGGTGCCGACAGGATCATGGGAAATTATCAAGTTCAAATCAGAACCGGTAGCATATTTTCCTGAGCATCCCTCAGAATCACAATATACTTCCGGAGGACGGCAGTATGAAAAACAGTATGATGTTGAATATGGTTACACTAACTTATTTACTTATACTAAAAATGGTGATGGTGTAATAACAACATACCTTCAGGCCATATTGAACAGTTAAAATTCCGTTTCATGCATAGCCAGAAGATCGTTTGCTTCCTGTATATCATGTGGTGTATATGAATCAGTCATGAGGATAGATGCGTGCCTGGCCTGATCACGAACCGTGATGGACGGGAAACGACGAAGCATCGAAGTGATTCCTGTATCTTTCAACGAATAAAATTTATAAGTTGCCGGCAACTTCAGCGATTTTCGCACATAATGAAACCAATAGTCGCGAAACTGTTTTTCCGATCGTTGATTTTCTCCCGGCAAGAAGTCATCGGAAAAAAGATAATAGTGCCCAGGTGCGTCAAATATTTTAAGATCAATCATCAGTTGTATCACTTTTCGGGGCAGGGTTAATACTCCATCCTTTCGTGTTTTTGCATTTTCATCTGGAATAAAAAGTGTCTGCCTGGAGATGGATATGTCTTCAATTTTTATTTTGCTCATCTCTTTCGGCCGTACAAAACAGTAAAAGAGAACATAACAAGCCAGTAGAAAGTGGGGTTTGTTCTGCTCAGCATACTTTTTGATTCTCATCATATCCTGATCCGATATCACTGTCCGTTGTTTTTTCTTACTTCTCTTTCCGAACATAAGAATTCCCTCCGTCGGTTTCGTTTTCAGGTACTGGTTACTTACCAACCAGGTAGAAAATGTTCGCATGAATCCCAGGTAATTATCACGTGTCTGTGGTGTATTGCCTCTCTCAATGTAGATGTGTTCTAAGAACGATCGCACGAAAGCACCGTCAAATTGGTATATATATTTAGAGGGATTTTTACGCTGCATGTTCCAATCTTCAATGTTTTTCAGGTAAGAAATGTATGAATCATACGTATCTTTCCTGTATAGGTTATCCACAAACATTTTCTCCGTGAACCTGCGATAATGGTTAAATACATCTTCAACGGTATGATACGCATTTCCGTTTTCCGATTCAATCCACGGATTCCACCCATCCATCAGCTGTGCATTGAGCCTTTTTATTAATCCTTGCGCATAAATTCTGCGTTCAGATGCTTTTTTAATAAAGTTCAGTTTGATTTTTTTCCGGCGCATTCTATCGCTCGCCGGATCATAGGCATAAAAACCAACATACCATTCTTTTCCAGTGTAAAGAACTGGTGGTGTGTACGATAAAATCTGTAATAGTGCCTTTCGGCGTTCTTGGCTAAACATAATTTTTTTTTACACCTCCAGGATTATTCATCCCGGAAGCGTAAAAAAGTGAGAAATTTCCCTGTCCCGCTGCTGTCCCGGCAATTCTTGTCAAACATGCCTCAAATGCAGTCCTATGGCGGGTTTCAGGGTTAAAATGTCGGGATGAGGTGATTCTATTTTTCAACTTTTTGGGAGTTAATTGTTTATATATCATATATTTAGCTTTGCATTTTTGTACATTTTAGTCCCGTTTGTAGTCCCGGCCCCGACGAAACCCCCGACAAAAAAAGTGCTGTTTATCAACATCATTTGACTTTAATTTTAAATAAAACCATTATCATTTCATAATTTCGACAAAAAAATGGGCTGAATTCGTTAAATAGATGACAGATCCTCTCCAATACACTTGGAGCTTAAAATTCAAAATTCTTTGTGCGTGGAGGAAACGTTGAAGATTGCGGACTTCGTTCATATCCGCCAACACAAAAGCCGATGCGTGGTGGATTACTTGATTTAACTACTTAAATACAAATGTTTTATAAACAAACTTGAGCAAAGTTGTTATTCTATAATCTTAGGAGAATCAATTATCCTTTTCGAGTCATCAGGTAGAATGTGATATTCAATCAATAAATTATTTTTAATAAGACTCGCTTGTGAATTAATATCGGAAGTATTGACAATAACACTCGGATAACTACTACTATTTGATGAACAATTGTAGTTAACTAAGTTATTAAATCTTGTATTTTTTACTAAAGTATCCATAGTTTGCAAATATATATATTTTTATTCATGTTTCCAACCTTCAAATTTTCTTTGGTCTTCAATTACAACTTGTTGAATTGGCGGAATATTTGGTGCTTGTTGAATAACCTGAATATTCCTTAACAAAGTACCTTCACTTACAAAAACGTCAGTTCCACCAGAAATACTCTCAATTAATGCCCTTCGACAACTATAATCAGCTTGGTTATTATTACCCAAAATAATATTTGAATCAAATGCTTTTTTTAACTCAAATTCATTTTGAATATCGGTAAATGTGTCTTTGATAATCTGATAAAACTCATCATTTGGTTTTTCTATGTTAAGTCCAAGTTCTTCTTTAGCTTCTCTACGATATATCGTATAATCATGGCTACCTGAATCACTGCACAAGAAAGCAATTATTTTGTCAATTTGCTTCTTGTCACTAATTTGTTTTGATAGCAACTTTCTTGCTAACATTTGAATTTGAGTTCTTGAACGATAAACATCACCCAAAACTAAAGGATGAACCTGATTTGATAATCCAATCAAAATGTTTGCGATACTTTCAGTATCTTTAATATTTAGGTCTTTTTTGGCAAGTTCAAAATATCCTTTTATTGACTCAACACTCACTGGAAGTCGGGCTTGGGGATTATTTGGTACTTGCGGATTTTGAGGATTAAGCGGGCCATTTAAACTCGGGTCAATCGGACCCAATGTTGCTTGCTTTGTCATTATAATCGTATTCGCACCTAATGAAATCAAAGTCCCCGAACTATGAGCTTTCGAAGGAATAAGAACTTCAAATTCATCACAAAACTGTCGAATCAAATTTGTCAAACTCCAAGCAGCTAAAGTATTACCACCTCGAGTATATAAAAGTAAAGTTATTTTCTTTTCCTTTTTGAAGTTATCCAAATGATTAATAAAATAATCGAGTACTTCAGAGTGAATTTGTGTTTCAAATCCAGGTCTATCACCAGTTATGTAAACTAATAGTTTTGAATTTCTAAGATTCTCAATCTTTTTATAATTCTCTATCCTGTCTTTAAACATATTGTTAATTTTTTTTAGTGAATCTTTTTACAATTTTACCTAACTATTTCCTTTAGAATACTCAAGTAGATAAAAGTTTTCGAATCCATCTATAGGAAATAGGCTCTCCGCAACATAGTTTGCATCAAACATGTTGTTTATAAAACAATAAGACTTACCAATGACGAGATTCAACAAACCATCTTCGTTGTTTAAAACAACGTATCCATCAGCATGAAAAACAATTTTTGTTCCATTACTTTTGTGTGAAAACATCAAGTTCATTACTTGGTGAACCCTGAGTACGTGAAATTCTTCCGTCTCAGCCTTAAGATAGAGATTTATTGGTTGAAAAGAGTGTACCAAGTCCACTTCAATCGGACCTTCATGAATCGATTTTTTACTTTGTAGATCACGAATTACGACATCAATTACCATAGTGTTTCATTTTTAAGGGTTAAACTTCATGTTTTATTTGACTGCAGACAAAAATTACACGATGTCTGCAACGTGAATTTCTTTTGGGAACAGTGGAACTAGCTTGTCTTTTTTGCATGCGCAGTTAGCGCATCCTCCGCAATACCTCCCCCTTTTTTGGACAAATTTTCAATCGTTCGCTGTTGCGACTCAATAATTGTGAGTAATCTGTCTTCCATGGTAGAGGTGGTTTTCGTTTTTTTACTCCCGTCGTCTCCCGGATCGTCTTCGCTTTCTTTTTTCATTGATCCTTTTCCGGTAATCAACCATTCAGGATTTATCCAAACAAATGTTTCTAAAATTGCAACAAGCATATTGAAATTTGGGTTATTTCTTCTTAAATTTGAGACATACCTCACCGCTTGACCACTGAATCCGATCATTTCTCCGAATTTCTCAGCCTTGCCATCTGCCTCCTTTTCAACCAAATACAATATTCTTTCGAAAATATCGCTCATATTAACATTAATTAATCAAACGTTTGTTTGCTTAATTCAAACACTTGTTTTATATTTGCAACGTTAAATAAGATAACGCAAAGGTAACGGAAATACAACCGCCCGTAAATAGCAAAAATACGTCATTTTTATAAATAATTGTATCAATATGAGAAGTTTTTCATTCAAAAAAGGATTCAGTCAACTCCAATTCAAAGATGTTGGGGTGGCAAAAGCAAAAATCATGAAAGCCCTTGGCATTAAAACCAGGGCAGGTTGGAAGTACAGGATTGATGGAACTGTAGAGCCGAAGGTTACCGAGGCTGAAGTTATAGAGTCTATTTTTTCAGAATACGGTATCACTGAAGTTTGGGGAGAAGAATCTTATGAACCAACAAGCCCGGTTAACTAGCAGGGAGTGCGAGATCGCGGAACTCTACGCCTGGGGAGCCGCGAAGAAAGAGATCGCTTCGCATCTCTTCATCTCCGAGCGAACCGTTGAAAACCATGTCCGTAACATCTATGAAAAAGTAGGTTGCCAGAAGGCAAACGAACTTTCAGCCTGGTGGTTCTGCACCCGATTCAACATAAGTTTTACACTCTCCCCACTTGCCGGCCGGCTAATCGCCATTTCCCTACTCGTTATTTTCGCGTATGGAGAGATCCGGGAGACATCGCAGATCACTCAACCAAGGAACAGGGAGAGAGCCAAGACAGAAAGAGTTTACAACCGTGCACGCCGGCAGGCACGTGAAGAATATAGCATCGCCAATTAACTCAGCCATGTACAACAATGTAAAAATCGAGATTAAATCTCAACAAATCGAGATTACCAAAACCGGAGGACAGTATATACTGCTACGTAAATTAAAGGAAAACAGCTATGTCGCCGAGTTCAGTGATCTTATCAATGAAACGGATATCCGCCGACTGGTAGATACCGGAGTAATAGAGATCATCAATATCGAGGAACGCATGCTCTTCATTGAAACACGCCGGTTCCACAGTACGGAAATGCTTTACCTTATCCTTGCCGACTTATTAAATCACAAATCAATAAACATTAGCAACTATGAACAATCAACGCCGAAAACGACTGTCAAAAATTAATGCCATTGACGATCCAACCCGCGAAGAGGAAGATCAGGATTATAATCCACTTATCGATTTCATTCTGAACGTTGCATTCCTGTTTGTCTTCATCCTTTTTGCCGGATCATTATTTTTACTTGCCTGGATAATAGAGGGGTAAACATGTCGTCGATATTACAGGAAAACCGCCAAAGAATGGGCATGAAGCCTTTCTGGAAATATGTGGAACGGCTTTACAGGAAGATACAGCTCATGCATCCGGGAGAATCACTCGTCATCGACGATACCGTCTCCGAAGAGAATAAAGAATTATTTACTGAACTCCTGAAGAACTTCATTTACATGCATCCGGGAGAATACCTTTTCAGCAATGACTATGCAAAATTTATCAAACAACAAGCAGACAGACTGGAGGAAGCACGAAAGATTCGTGAGAAACTGGGTCGGAAAACTTCCTCTGAAGGAAATAGCGCGGAGGCTTGAGGTGACGGAATACGACCTGAAGCTCTACATCCACCGCGAGCGGATCTTCCCGATTAAAACCGATCACCGCAACCTGGCCTATGAAATTGTGAAGTTGAAATTCATCCATCCGGAATACTTCCGCCCGACAAAGAAGTTTTATAAGGCCACGGGTATGACGCAGCGCCAGTGGTGGTCGGCCTACCGGGGAGAAACAAAGCTCACCGATGAACAATACAAACGAATTAGCACACATCTCGGCGTTACGCTTGAGGAGGCGATCGAGTCGAGACAATTAACTTTTATAGAAACCGATTAAAAATTTAAAGAGATGAACGAAATTCAGGTAGCAAAAATCAACGAAGTATCCATCATCTGTCTCGAGGAAGACAGGGGTAAACTTATTCCGATCCGTCCGATTTGTGACGCTCTGGGTATCTCTGTGCAAAAGCAATTAGAGAAAATTAAAGAGGATGAAGACCTATCTTCAACTGTAACCCTCAGGGTTATGGTTGCCGCCGATGGAAAAGACCGGGAAATGGCATGTTTGCCTATCGAATTTATCTTCGGTTGGCTTTTTACCATCAACCCGAAAAATGTAAAGCCGGAATCGCAGAACGCAGTTCGTCAATATCGGCTTCAATGTTACAAGGCTTTGTACGAATATTTCACCGAACCGCAGACGTTCCTCGCCCAGAAACAGCAGTTGATGGAACAGCAGGTTGAGATCTACCAGGAAAAACAGGCCAATTTCAAGAATGCGCGAAAAGAAATGGACGAAGCCAAAAAAGCGCTTAATGCAGTGATGGCCGTAACTATCGACGAGTGGAGGCAAAACAAACGGCAACTTCAGATTCCATTTTCAACAGACGAAACAGTTAACCCGACGCAAGCTATCACTGCATAAATATCCAACCATTTACAATGACCGTACAAGAAAAAGATAAAGACCGCATCCTGCAGGTGGTGGAAGGCCGTTTGCTCGATGTGATTCAGGAAAACACGAAGTTGGCCCGCAGAGGGCAATCGTATCATGGACAATGTCCGAAATGCCAGGAGGTAAAGGGCTTTGAGTTTTCACCCAAGAAAAACATCTTCAAGTGCTTCAAGTGTGGCTTCGGAGGGAACTCGCCCATAAGCTTCTACATGGAGCTGGGACGCACCTATCCCGAAGCGCTTCAGGAACTGGCCCGTCAATTTAACATTACTATAGAGATGCCCGATGATCCCAAGCCGAAAAAGCCTGGAAAGAGTTATTGTTCACGCATGCTCGCCGATTCCGGGCTTACTGCCTCCGATGTCCAGGCAAAGGTATTCCATCCTACAGAATTCAAGACCACCACCGTATCACCGGTATTCCGTGCCGGCACAATCAATTCGAGGAATGAAGTCGTCGATGGCGATGATGTCATCATCGAGTACTACGATCTTGAAGGTAATCCGGTAACCTATGAGCAGGTACTCAAGGGAAAGAACACCGGCAAGGTCAAGGAATATTTCCGTGTCCGCTGGCAATATCCGAACGAGCATCTGGACAAAAACGGGAAACCTTACAAGTATAAATCGCCGACCGGGAGCGGCTCCTTTTTGTACATCCCTCACAAGATCCGGGAGATCTACAAGTCCGGAGAGAAGATCCACCGGCTCTTTATCCAGGAGGGGGAAAAGAAAGCGGAGAAAGCCTGTAAACACGGAATCCCGTCGGTTGCCATCTCGGGCATTCACAACCTGGGGCGTAACGGGGTCCTGCATGAAGATCTTGTCCGACTCATTCAGGCTTGCGAAGTGAAAGAACTGGTATTGCTGTTTGATTCGGACTGGAACAATATCTCGAACAACATCGGCATCAACGATTTTGCCGACCAGCGTCCCCGCTCATTCTTTACAGCCGCCCGAAATTTCAAGGAATATTGTGTCCAGCTGCGTAATTCGCGCTCCATCTACCTGGAGATCCTGATCGGTCACGTGAATGAGAACGAGGCAGGCGACAAGGGTGTGGATGATCTGCTGGCCAACAGCCTAAAGGGAAAAGAGGATGAACTGAAAGAGGATATCGACTACCTGATCAACGAGCGCAGTCTTACGGGAAAATACCTGAGGTTGTATAAGGTAACCACCTGGAATGACGCCAAGCTGGCCGACATATGGTCATTGAATAATGCGACTGATTTTGCCAAGCTTCACAGGGCCATTTTAAAAGAGCTTCCGGAATTCAGGATTGGCAAGTACCGTTGGCGGTTCAATGACAAGGGAGAGATTGAGAGCGCGCAGCCCATCGAGCCGGAAGAGAGATACTGGGAGGAAATTGTAAAAACGGATCGTAATGGTGCATACGTTCGCACCGATTATCAATTCAGGTATGAGCGTAGTTATCGTTTCCTGAACAATAGAGGTTTTTTCAGATTCGAAAAACCAGACAAAACATACGATTACATCCGTGTTGAACATCCATTTATTGACACAATCGAGGGTACGGACAAGATCCGCGACTTTGTCAAGGATTTCACCCGTGAAATCGCCAACGAGGAGGTTTTGGAAATGCTTCACCGGGGTGGGCCTCAATATCTGGGTCCGGAAAAGCTGTCCAACCTGTCGTATTACAAACCAAACTTCGAAGATCCACGCCGGGACCGCCAACTGTTTTATTATCGCGATAATTTTTGGGAAGTAAAAGAGGATGGGATCAAAGAGATTGATTACACCTCGGTAACGCATCAGATCTGGGAAGATCAGGTGATTGATTTTTCAGCAAAGAAGACTGAGAGGCTTATCCATGTTGAGAAAAACAAAGATGGAGACTTCAGTTACAAGTTATCCGGTGAGGGAGAGAAGAGTCATTTCCTGCAATTCCTGATCAATACGTCCAACTTCACCTGGCGACTCGAGGAAAAGGGGGAAGAGATCAGTCAAGACGAGAAAAAGGAGAATGCTGCCCACCTTATCTCAAAGTTATGCTCCATCGGTTACATGCTCATGACTGCCAAGGACAGGAGCGTGAGCCGTGCCGTGGTGGCCATGGACGGGAAACAGTCGGAGGTGGGGTTATCGAACGGCCGTTCCGGTAAATCAATCCTGGGCGAGATGTTCAAACACGTGCTGCCAACAATAAGCATCAACGGTAAGTACAAGGATATTGACGGAGATAATTTCCTGTGGGACGAAATGACGGTGAAAACGAAGATCGTCTTCATCGATGACGTTCGCACCAACTTCCCGTTTGAATTTCTCTTTGCCAACATCACCGGCGACTGGAGCGTGAACTACAAGGGAGGCCGCCGTGCTACATTTCCGTTTCACAGATCGCCAAAGATCTATATCACCACCAACCACGCTCTCAATGGGGAGGGTTCATCGTTCCATGACCGACAATGGAAAATTGCATTTTCCGATTTTTACAACGACAGCCATAAGCCGATCGATGATTTTGGAGTGCTTTTCTTCGACGAGTGGGATTTTGATCAGTGGAACCTGTTATGGAACCTGTTGGCGGAATGTGTACAGCTATACCTGCGTTTTGGTGTCGTTCAGGCTCCATCCGACCGCATCGAGCAGCGGCAGCTCCGACAGTTCATGGGAGAGAACTTCCTTTCTTGGGCAGACGAATATTTCTCTGATGAAAACCGCCGAAATGAGCGTCTCGCTCGCCGCGAAATCTATGAGAACTTCATTGAATATGCTCCTGATCAGCGTAAGTTCACTACCCCATCCAACTTCAAGGTGAAGATCCGCAAGTACTGCGAATGGAAAGGGTACCTGTTTAACCCGCATAAGTATGACGTGAAAACTGGGCTTTGCATGTTCTTCGATGCGGATGGACGTCCTGACGACAGCGACAAGACAAACGGGGTTGAATACTTCATGATCGGGGATGCCGATAAGTGGCGGGAAAAGCACGATGACAATGAGATTAATGATGTTGAAAAAGATATTTTACCATTTACACCAAACAATAAAAAGGAGTTTTAATCATGAAAACAAAAGAAAGTAATTTGACAGGGATAATAATCATCGGAGAATTATCTCGCATTTCCGAAATTATTAGAATGTTAGAAAATCCGATACAACCTGACATTGATGAAAAGAAACAGGCTCGCCAGTTCATGGGAGAGGTATTTCTCTCCTGGGCCGATGAATATTTCTCTGATGAATCCCACCGCAACGAACGCATTAAAAGGGGTGATCTTTATGAAAACTTTATCGAACATGCACCTGAACAATGCAAGTACACTCCTCAATCAAAATTTAAGGTAAATATCCGCAAGTACTGCGAATTCAGGGATTACCTTTTCAATCCGCATAGATATTTGACATCCAAATGTGGAGCCGGATTTGTAACGATCAATGAAGAATTAAATTTCTCTATCGATGACAAGGAAGCAGGAGTTGAATATTTCATGGTTGGGGATAAGAATGTATGGTTAAAAAATGAATCATATGAGGCACAGATGGATTGAAAAACAGGATGGCAGCAAAACATACCAGGTATGTTCACGCTGCGCTGTGATGCGCATGAGAGAATCCGCCAGGGTGGTTTCAGCGATAACACAAACGGAGCCTTTCTACCATTACCGGTACGAAAGCCGCTGGGTTTACTTTGATGGCCAAAGAAAAATATCTTTCCGGCCGGACTGCCCACCTATTGCTCCCAGGGAGTATAAGATGAACAATGTTGTAAATGTAATTGATGAGCATTATGTGTAAGAGAATAGATATCAATGAAAAGAAACGGGATCAATTCAACCGTATGTATGAAGCGCTTGCAAACATTGCTCACAATTATTACCCGGTCGTTTCCCTACGTATGATTTCAGAAGAAAAATACGGCCTGGATCCGGAAGAAGCAATCGAGATGGCATATGAAAACATGAGGACAGATGCTTCCAGGGCACTCAAAGGTGTAAAGCCATTTAATAAGAAAGACTGATGAAAACGATCAAGCAACAACAAAGACTGCAGTCACTCCGCAAACAGGAGCTGATCAGTCAGGCAGTGGAGTCTGGAGTAGTCGACAAGGTAAATAAGCTGTTATCGGCAATATACCTGCTTAATTCGCACGTAGCCGTACTTTACGGCGATGCCGAAGACATACTGAAAGAACAGGGCCTCGAACTGGGGGCAATAAAGTATAAAGGGGAGAAGGTTGGGCAAGCGCTGGATTCTTATTTCCGCACATACTCAAAGGAGATTGGATGGGAACAGACCGAGAACTGGGCCAACGATTACGAATACTTCAAGGACATGTTTAACCGGTTCGCAGGAATCAGTTCAGATGAATTACAACAATGAAGATACCGGATCCATTATACGGCATTGGTCAGCGTGTATATCACGTGACAAAAGAAAGTGATCAGGGAGTAGTCCTTAATTGCAGGTACCTGCTCAGACAGGGATATTGGATTTATGTTGTGTCTTTCTCTCCCGGCAATGAGTGCGATTTATTCGAAGATGAAATCAGTAATTCAAAAATATATTAAAGGAAAAAATTAAGGAGTTATGAAAACAGCAGAAGAAAAAGCGAAAAAGTATGCAGACAGTATAATTCAAGTCGTGGTTTCAGGAACAGGAGTAACGTTTACGGTCGATGATTTGAATGAGTTTGCGCAAAGGGATTATTTGGCAGGTTATAACGAATCCATGCGATGGAGAGACCCGGAGGTAGACCCGCCAACAAATAAAGATGTTGTTTTGGTAAAAACTGACAATAATTGCTACGCAACAGCTTATTATCATGGAAAGGCAAGTGGATTTATCACTTATGGAGAAGATGCATACGTCGAGTTTGGAGAAATTATCGGTTGGAGACCGATTTAATAAAAACAATAAAGAAATGAAAGACAATACTTGTATCCTACTCCAAATAATTCAAATCTTTTTGATTTCCATCGTCCTGGTATTAATTATAGTGTCTATAAGTAGGATTCACCCTGAAGAACATGAAACAATTAACCGGATATGCAATGAGGATGAAAAGAGGATGAAAAACGAGTTTGAAGAAGATCTTCAATTATATCCGGATAGACAATTCGAGTTACCATTAACAAGATAAACCTTTAAACAAATAACGTTGAGCATATACGAAGGCAGGGCTTTGAAACCCAAATGCTCGTTTACTTCCGAAAGTTTAATAGAAATACAAAAGCTGAAAGTTTGCACTTCTGCCCTGCTTTTGTATATGCATTGTTGGCAGTAGTGCTTTTGTCAAACGAAACAAATAAAAAAAATGGATATCCCTTTTGAAGTAGCAAAACAATTTTGCGAAGATTATCAGAAAGACCAATGTATTATACTTTCTTGGGACAAAGAAAGTGGCGAAACTTGGGTAACAACTTTTGGTGTAGGAGATGAAAATTCTATACAAGCCACCAATGCAGGGAAAATACTCAAAGACTATTTGAAACTGCAACGTGAAAATGATTGCATACCTACACGATTTGAAAAATGGGAAATAGAAAGTGTGGATAGATATTGGTATTGGTCAAGCCGAAACGGTAAAACCTATATTGAAATTACTTATTGGTTTGAGCCACACACTTTGCAGAGAAAGGAAACAAAGCGAAGTGTAGATAATCATTATGGAGACCATTATTCACTGCCTGATTGGGCTAAGTCAATAACCGAAAATCGCAAAAGTCTGAATGATGAACGTGTCTGGTAGCATTACTGCCAACAGCAATGACATTCAACTATTACAGGGAGCTGGAAAAGGAAAGCCAACTCAGGAAACTTGAACCGGTACGCCGTAGAGCGTTCAAAAACCTGTCCATGATGCGCAAGTTGCGTATAAATGACCGAACGGAGATACTTGTACCAATAGATCACACCGATGAAACAGAATAAGATCATTGTAGCGGTCCATCCCGATGAAGGGGAGCGTCGCCGGATCATCCAGCGCACGATGGTTCGCCTGGGTTTTGCATCCACACTGGGGGAAGCATCCAAGCTGATCCGACCAACGGTATTTGATTTCGATCTGGGGGATTCCTATTTTGTATGTGCCATGACCCACAACCTCAGGGACAGCCCAATAACAAGGCAGCGGCTTTATGAATTGGCCGCCAGGGGCATTGCCGTGGTGATAGGAGTAAAGCGTTTACAGGCAGAATATGAGTTCATCTGTGAGGCTGTATACGAGTAATCGGGAACAGGATAATAACACGGGACAAGCCTGCGCTGTAAGCGTGGGCTTGTTTATTATTACATGAGCGCCACCGGCGCGAATTCCTTTAACTGAGTTTCTTTCGGATGGTTTTCCCTTTGCATCCTTTTTCCTGTTTTGATAAACAATAGAACTGAAGTACTGTGTAAAAAACATATGAGGTGGGGAAAGCGCCGATTGGCGAAGTTATACCATCGGCGGAAAATCGACTAAAAATAAACACTACAGACATATATATACTCTTTTTTTTATAATACTTCTTTTATAAAAATGACTTATAGAAAATACAATAAAAAAAGTGTGCTTTCGTGCTAAATGAAATTTTAAACAGTTAATAGGCTGATAATCAAAAAATAGTATCAGCACGAATTTAGCACGATTTAGCACGATTTAGCACGAACCAGCACAAAAATCAAAAAAGTGCTCGAAGTGCTTGAACAGTGCTTTTTAGTGCTGACATGATAATACGTTATTCTATTGATATTCATATATATAGTATATATTGCAAAATTAACAGCACGAAAGCACACTGAAAATAGTATGTTTTAGCCAAGGGGGGTTGTACAACAATTTATTTGTTGGATAACTTAGTAAAAAAGTGATTAAAACAGTTGCAAAATTGCGGGAATATTTGTAACTTAATAAAATTAAGTATCTAAATATAAACTGTTTAAAAAATGGTTACTACAAAAATCAATATCAAACCACACCTCGCCGAATACATTCAGGGGAGATTCAACGAGTGTGAGAATTCACCGGTCAAACTACCACATGACAGTGATTTATATGTAGTGCTTTGGGACTTGATGGCAAGACGCCCCATAAATGCCAGAGGAGACGAGGGGAATCTTGAAATAGTTTTGCCCAGCAGATCCATCGGCAAACGTCCGGAAAGGTACAATTACCTATCTGCAAGGGCCCGCGATATATTTCAGAAAAAAATTGAAGAAATCATGTATGAGGAATTGTATCACCTGATGCGAGCAAATAAGAGGAGAGGCATCACCTACCTGGATACCGTGTGTTATTTCATGCTCAGTTATGGAATTTCCGCAATTTCAGAAGATGCATTCATCAAGGGATATTACAGGCTGCGAAGAAATGAATACAATCGAAAAAAACACGTTAAATAACGTTAAATTACTGTCAATCAAAGTGCCTGAAATGTCCATTTTATTACGCAAAAGATGCATTAAATTTACTAATGACTAATATACAATAACTTACAAATAAAAAAAGATGAATACAACAGACAGGATGGGCGGATTTATCCAGGCCCAAATTATTGACACCAGGGACATATCCGGATTCACTTCCACCGGAGGCAAGGTTAAAATTACCCTGAAGCCGGGAAAATCATTTTTTGATGTTTCTGCAAAAAAAGAGGGAATTTCTCCCGTTGTATCCGTTTCAAATGAAAAATCGGGACAAATTTTTCAGATAGACCTCACGATTAATGTAAAAACACCCATCGCATTGAAAATGCTTCCATTCAACAAAATGATTGCTATCTGCAAAAATCCAATGGGAGAACAGTTCGTTTTCGGAACCCACGACTTTCCTCTAACCGGTTTTAAGTCTCCTGCATTCAGCGACCGTGCAGAGGGAGATACGGGAGAGATCCTCACATTTAGTGGAAAACAGCCAAATTATCCTTTAACATTAGACACATAACCATTTGACAAGACTTGCTTTACCTGAATTAGCATTTATTATGTCTGGACTATCACCCTGTTTCCTCCCGGGGTGGTAGTCCTTTATTCAATAATACATTGCTTATAATTTTACATCACAATCAATTACCGGTACATTAAATTATTGAGCATGCTTCTACTACATAAAATACTCAACGGAGTGTGGATGATTGAAGAATCGTTCGCCCTTAACTACCTGCCATTGGTAACATCATTCCTTACCGATCCAAAACGACAGAGTTCACCGCGTGAACCTGAAAACTTTCTATCAATACACAATGGATCTGACAGCCGCAATATAATCAAAGAGCTCAGGGATGCACCTAGCGGTTCCATCGCTGTCGTATCCATATCCGGTGCCATAACAAAGCACGATCAGGAATGCGGACCTGATGGCATGCAGAGCAAAGCGGCAATCATGAGAGAATGTTTCTCGCTTGACAACATAAAGGGAATGGTCCTCAAAATAGATAGTGGCGGGGGTGAAGGTACCGCCATGCGGTTGATGAGTGAAGCTATTTCAGATCGAAATAAACCGGTAGTTGCATTCATCGATGATTTTTCCTGTTCCGCCGCCTATGGTATAGCTTCCGGTTGTGATTATATTGTTGCCAACAGTGAAGTTGCCCAGGTGGGGAGTATAGGCACCTATCTAACCATTGCCGATTATGAAAAGTATTATGAGCAGAAAGGCATCCGGCTGGTTGAAATTTATGCATCACTTTCCAAGGATAAGAACAAGGATTATTTCGAAGCACTGAATGGCAACCTTGAACCACTTCGTAAGGTGGCAGATAAATTCAATGAAATGTTTATCTCATCCATCGAAAAAAACAGGGATGGAAAACTGACGGCAAGCCGTGAAGTGTGGGGAACAGGCAAGGTATATTTTGCCGAAGAAGCCTTGAAGCTTGGACTTATTGACGAGATTAATTCATTTAGTAACACCCTAAATATTATCGTATGAAATTACTTAAAGACAATCAATTCGAAGAGCTGATGGCGCGTGCCAATGCTTTTTTGGCGATCGTTTCTGCAATGGTTGAATCCGGAGAGGATATCAAGGCGGAAGAGATCACATCCGACGTTGTTATCCAGGCATTGCAACAAGCTGCCGAAAATGGCGTTGCTGGCAGTGATGATCTGCAACAGGATCTTGATACAGCCAATGCCCGCATTACTGAACTGGAAGGCGAGATCACAACCGCCAACTCCCGTATTGCCGAGCTTGAAAAAGAGCTTGACGAAACTCCGGGTGCTGCACCCGCAACCATAACTTCGAAAGGGGAACCGAATGCTGAAAAGCAGGATATCCTGGACTTCGCAAAGAAAAACGCAGGGGATCCTTTCGCTGTTCTGGCGGAAGCGGAAAAGCAAGGATATTTGTAATAACTCAAAAAATACACATCATGCCAAAAGTAATCAATTTCGAATCTCTGACATCAGCCGCGAAACAGTGGGATCCAGTGCTTCGCACGCTGCCTTTCCGCACCCTTAACGAAACGGCCAAGCGCATGCGCCTGAACATCGTGAACGTTGAGAGCGGTGAGCACATCATCAAAAACAAACGCCGCAAGGCTGGTATCATTGCTCCTTACAGCGCCGGGCTTACGCTCAATCAGTCGAAGGAGTTGATGAAGTTCCTCGAAGCTTCACTGAAGCCTGAGATCGTGTTCGCCTACGTGCCGGACAACGTAACCAACTATGAGGATATCAACATCATCAGCAACCAGGGTAACCCGGTTGACAATAAATCGAAGAAACACCCGCTGGAGTACCTTATCCTGAAAGATATTGTTACTAGCTTCAGCGAAGATGTTGCTTTTAACCTGTTCAGCGCCCAGCGCGATGAAGAAGTTCTCTCCCCTGCCACATCATTCAACGGATTCAACTACAAGTTGAGCGTTTTAAAGACTGCTGCGGAGATTTCGATCACCAATAAGAACCTGGTTGAGTCAGGGAAATTCGGGCAGGGTACTGCACAGAATCCGGTCGACGACTATCAGAAATTGGTGGACTGGCTGAGAAAAGCCAATTTCTTCCTACGTCAGGGTGAAGTGATCCTCTATTGTTCTGAACACGTGATGAATAGTGTACGCAAGTCATATAAGACCCGCGTGGCTGCTCATACTGATCCAACCTTTGCCGATACAGTAAAACTGCTGCGTGACGATGCAAACATGCCAGCCCTTCAGATTATAACCGAACCTGAGTTTGGAACCGGCAGCCAGCTGATGCTGATCAAGCCGGGACTGCTTGACATTGGTACCCGCAATATCACGGATGGTAACTTCATTTCCGTTCGAAACATCGAACGTGACCCGAACGAAGTACAATTCTGGGTACAGGCTGCTTATGACACCCGTATCATAGATATCCACCCGAAAGTTTTCATGGTGAATGAAGAGATCAACTCATTGATTGATCTGGCCGGTGATTACAAGGATCCTGTTTCTGTTACAGGTGTAACACTAGATAAAGAGACAGCCAGTGTTGTCGTTGGAGCTACCACTCCTTTAGTTGCCACCGTTGCTCCAGAGGATGCAACCAATAAGGCTGTAACCTGGTCTTCCGGTACACCAGCTGTAGCTACGGTTTCAGCCGATGGTACCGTAACCGGTGTTTCAGCCGGTGAGGCAGTGATCACAGTTACAACTACAGATGGAAGCAAAACTGACACTTGTACCGTAACAGTGACTGCTGAGTAACTGAATAAATAAGGAGCGGCTTCCGGGCCGCACCTTATAAATTTTAAACAATAAAAAATCATTCAAAGATGAAAAAATATTTACAAAAGTTCGCGGGACTTATCATTCTGGTTATTGTCAGCATTGTAATAGCCCAGATCAACATTGAATCAGGTATGGCATTGGCCATGGCTCTCCCGGTTGGTTTCGGCCCGCTTAAATGGGAGTGTGGTTCGGAAAATATGGGCGGATACAAGAATAGGCTATTGTTTATACCTGCATGCCTAGTTTCTGATGTACCGGCACTTCCAGATGTAATTACAGATGCTTCAGACCTTGTTACTGCAGCCGGTGCATTTACATTCAAGGAAACTACAGACACACCAATATTTATATATGCAACTGACAAAACGGTTCAATTGCAGGCAGAAAATCAGGGAGAAACAGATGGACAGTCTTTCCGCCAGTTTGGCGAGTTCATGCATCCGGGATCCCAGGTTGAAGCTGCTGCATTTGCCCGTGAGGTTAACAATACCCCAGGTTACATCATACTTGAGGATCCCAACGGTATACAGTACATGGTGGGTTCCAAAGGATTGCCATGTACAATAAAGCCTAGTTTTACAGGTGGCGCAGCACGTACTGACCGAAAGGGTTTCCTGTTCACATTTGAGGCCGATTCATTCTGCCCGTTCGTCGTGTTAGGAACTCCAATCGATATGGATGCTTTGGAAAACCCGGCTCCTGTTGGACCCTAATCTATTATTCTGCTCAGAGGCGGGCGATATTAATTATCGTTCCGCTTCTGATTTTGTGTTCATTTGAAACTATTACCGTTATGATGACAGAAATTCAAAAATGGCTTAGCAATCCAAAGCGCAAGTATGCTGATGGATTGGAGTATTTCAACCGGTTTGCATCGAAGAAACAAAAAGAATCATTTGGGAATTTTCTCAATGAAGTGAAGAATGATGCCATTCATCAGTTTGGTGGATCCGGCCAGTTCCCAATCCTTATCAACCAGGTTGTATTCGTGCTTCAGCGGATAAAGACAAACCCCGACCTTTT